TTATATAATATTGTTTAGCTTTTCAACAGCGTTAATTTTTTGTTTTGGCATTACATGAGTATAAATATCAGCTGTGGTTTTTATGTTGCTGTGCCCTAATAGAGCTTGGACTGTTTTAAGGGGAGTTCCAGCTTCAAATAATTTTGTGGCATAAGTGTGCCTTAAACAATGAAATTTTTTATGTTCTATACCTGCTTTTATTAACAAGTTTTTATAACTTCTAAATAAGTTCTTTGCATCTATAGGTTTTCCAAGTGCGGTAGGAAAAACAAAATTGTTATCTTTATATTCTTCACCAGCTTTAATTTTTTCTAATTTCTGTTTCAAATGATGTTGTTTTAAAATTGGGATTAACTCTGATGGAATAGGAACAACTCTATTACTATTTATAGTCTTTGGTGGTTGAATCAATATTTTATTTTCTTTTGAATCGTTAGATTTTATGATGTTTACTCTTTTTATAGATTTATTAACACTTATCTCACCTTTATCCAAATCTATATCATCCCATGTAAGAGCTAGAAGCTTGCCTTGTCTTAACCCTGTAGTTAATGCTGTTAATATCAAGCATTTTAATCGACTAGTTCTTAGAACTTTTTCTAATTGAGAAATTTCTCCGTCTGTAAATATTTTTATTTCATCTTTTTTAGTAATATTTTGTTCTGGTATAACTATCTTATTACCCCAGCAAGGATTTTTTATAATGTAACCTTCATCTACGGCATAGTTTAAAAATTGTTTTAACAATTTATTTAAGTTTTTTATTACATTAGACAAAGCGAATACCTTCTGGACTCCCTGATGGGAACAATATAATGTTTGAATACTTTGAAATTATAGACGCTAATCCATTTCCATATCACTCAAGTGAACATTTGAGCACAGGCGCAGATCCTATACCAAACGCCACAACGTCTCAGAATGGGCTCATAAGTTCAGTTGATAAGACAAAATTGGATAGCATTGCTAGCAGAAGGAAAATATATATGTGAGTTAGGACTATTTGCCAATGATCCTGATGTGGGTGAAATTCTATATGGATATGCAAATGCAGGAGAAAAAGGAGATTATATAGCACCTAATAACGCCGGCGCTTTTGCGTGGAATTATCAGGTTAATGCAGCTATCAGTAATGCAATAAATGTCACTGCAACAGTTTCAAATACCTATTTTGATTACGCTATTGCTTCTACTTCAAGTGCTTTTACAGTAATACATGGTTCAAATCAAAAATAAATAAATGAAAATATAGATGCATATTTAGCAAATTTACCCCAAATAACAATTGGCAAATCTGAACCTGCTAACCCCAAATCGGGCGATATCTGGTGCAAAATAATATAGAAAGGACGTGGCAAAATGGCAGATACATTTTTTCAAATGACACAAAGAAATACAGGAAACACTGATTGGGATAATTTATATCCGCAAGGCAAATTTGAAACAGCTGGAGGAACTGCGACAGCAATAACCTTAACTATACCAAATTTAGTTAATGGTATATCTAAAACATTTATGGCAAGTGCTAGTAACAACGGTGCAGCAACTACTATAAATGCCAAAAATCTATATAAGCCAAATACGACTATAGCGCCAAATTTAATATCAGGAAAAGCTTATACAGTATGGTACAATCAATCACAAGATTGTTTTTTTATCAAAGCTAGTGCGAGGTGATGCTGTTGTTGGAGACGTACTAGCAGGAAAACAATTCAGCAATGGCGAGGATACTGGATTAATAGGTACTATGGATTTAAGTAATTTAACTTCAGGTAATGTAAAGAAAGAGTAAATATAAATGGAGTTATAGGAGAAGTTGTAGAAAAAACAGATTTAGGAAATTTCTACAATAATCAATCTAATGCTTTACATTTAATGACACGTTTTTTTTCAAAAGAAAAATGGGGATTAGCATCTGCTACAGGTGTATTAAACAAATATGATGATATGGGCAACATTTTAGCTACATTAACCTTTTCTAATACTCATAAGGTTTTATTTGTATCAGATAACTATATAATTACTGATGAAAGCCAGGATATTAATTTAAACCCTAAACGAAACTTTGCTTTATACGATAAGAATGGTTCTATAATAGCAAGTACTCAAATCGTAGCTGGCACAAATATAGTCTATATTGATGAAAAAAATTCTCGAATTATTTTTATCGATAATGGCAATAAATATCTAACTATTACAGATTTAAATTTTAATGTTATAAAAAGTAATTTAAATTTAATAATAGCTATTACTAATGTATTAATTAATAAAAATTATACAATATTATTTTCAAATAACTTTGGTAATTATGATGTGCTAGACATTAATAATAACCTAAGTGGTGAAAAGCCTGTTCAAAATAGCGTATTGATATTCTAATGGAGGGATTTTAATGAAGTATATAAGAATAAACAACTTTTATAATCAATTTAATCAACCTGACTATAAAAAAATAGACTTAAAGCAAATAATAGCAGAAAGTCAACTATACCCACAAAAATCAACTTATGCTGTAGTTGCAACTAATGAAGAATTTACAACTCTTCCAACAGACGTAGAAGAAATTACAAAAGAACAATATCTGCAAGAAAGAACGAATTTAGAAATTGCTAAGAAGCAGAATCAAGCAGATTTACAACAATTGCAAGATACAGTTGCAGAGCTAATAAAAGAATCTTTAAAATAGACCAGCTAGTAAAAGTCAATAGAAATTAAAAAATAGTTTATGAGTAAAAATAAGTATAACAAATAATCCATCGAAATTGATTTAGATACTACACTTATAAATGTGAGTGTTATATTGAAAGGATTTAGACAGAAATTAGATATATATACTACTGCTACCGAATCAACGGAATTTGTGGACTGGCTTAATAATAATCCTGAAATTTATAGTTATAAAGTACAAGATAAAGAAAAGTTTACAAATAAATACTTCATATTTAATGATTATAAGAAAAAGAAAACAATTTGTATTAATAGAGATGATATAAAAGAATTTGAAGTGCCTTTTATATCTGATATAAGCGATACTGATGTTGAATTTAAAATATTATATGTCCAATAACCATGGCGAATTAAACGTATCGGTGCAAGAGATGATGAAAATATGATTTTAAAATGGTTTTATGAAGTTAAAGTGCAAAAATAGATAAATTGGGAGGAATAATATTTGAGTGGATTAAAAATAGGTTGGGATCAATCTTCATTAAATGCTTTAAAAACACAACTTAGTGACCAGATAAATAAAATAACTCAACAAAAAATTGAGTTAGGTGTTGATATAAAAGATGATAAAGCAATAAAACAACTGAATTCTATATTAGATGCAGTTAAAAATGTACAAAATACAGCTTCAAAATCTGTTGATTTACAGGTAAATACTGTTAAAACTAAACAGGATTTAGCAGGAATCAAGGGTAATTTTGAAGATATTATTAATACATATAAGCAAATGGGGCAGATTAGCGTAAATCCAACATTTGATAAAAATGGGATGATAAAGGACTTTACAATTAAATTGCAACAATTGAATGGTTTAGTCGATAAAATTAAATATAATGCTAATGAATTTATGGATGGTAAGAATTTAACTCCAATTAGTTTCAGTGTAGATAATATCAAGGAGATAAATAATTTAGACCAAACGCTGAATAACGTAGATAATTTTAAGAGTAAATATAATAATGCTGTAAAACAATTACAAGGAATTAAAATTGATTCTATAGTTGGATTACAGAAACAGTTAGATTCTTTAAATATAAATAATTTTGAAGAAAAATCTAATCAAATAAAGAATACGTATAATGAATTATCTAAAGCCAGCAAAGAATATACAGATAATTTAAAATTACAACAAAATACACAGAATTTTATTGATCAGCAACAGTCTAGATTAAATAACGTAAAAAATAACTATGGAAGCAAATTGGATATTAATTCTTCTCAATATAAAGAACTAGAAAATACATATAATGCAATAAATTCAGCTATAAATAGAACTAGAGGAGCAAATGAAGTTTTATCTAGTACAGAACAGCAAGGACTTAGACAATCTATTTCAGATTTAGATAAAAAACAGAGTAAGATTGTTAGCATAACTAATGCTATAAAACAACAGGAAATTGCATTAAATAATTTGAAATCTAAATTTGGCAATATAATTCCAGAAAGTAAGATAAATCAAATAAGATCTGAAATGCAAAAGCTATATACTTCAACTAATTTTAAAGGTGATAGTGGAAACATAGATTCTCAAATTAAAAAATTGAAGGAATTAGGAACTGAAGTGCAGCGAATTAAAGGTATGGGTAGTAATTTAGGCAGTTTTAATAGTACTGGTATAAATATGGATTCTAATTTTAAAGAAATAGAAAATTTTATAAGTAATACAACGAACGCCAAAGCATCTATTTCATCTATTAATGAGAGTGTTGATTCATTAGGAAACAAAATGAAGACGGTTTCTTATACAATTAATGAAGGTAAAAACGTAATTAGTAAACATAAAATTACATTGGATAGTGATACAGAAGCTGTTTATAATTTAAATACTGGGTTACAAAATGTAAGTACCAGCAGTAAAAGTTTTGCTTCTAATATGTCAGATACAATTGAAGGACTTGTTGGATATACTGCTGCACTTACAGCAGTATATGGCGGAATTAACCAAATAAAAGAAGCTATTCAAGATGTTATGAATATCAGTAAAAATCAGACAAATATTCAAATGATTACGGGAATGAATCAACAACAAGTAAAAGGGTTGACAGAACAATTTTCTGATTTAGCTACACAAGTACATTCTACTACTGGTGAAATGATGAGTGGAGCAGAGAATTTTCTAAGAGCTGGAAATTCTATTGGAGAAACTAAAAATTTATTAAAAGCAAGTAGTTTTGGTGCTACATTATCAGGGCAAGATACGAAAACAGTTTCTGATCAATTAATAGCTATGGCCAATGGATTTAAAATGAATACGTCCAATGCTAAAGAAATGATGACAGTTATAGACAAATTAACTAAAACGGATAATTCTAGTGCTAGTTCGTTTGCAGAAATGGCAACAAGCATGAGTAAATCTGCCGATATGGCAAAATCTGCAAAAGTTGACTTTAATCATTTACTGGCTTACGAAAGTACTGTAAGTTCTGTAACGAGGGAAGATCCATCAAGTATAGGACGTTCTTTTTCAACCATGTTTTCACGTTTTCTTAACGTAAAAGGAGGACAGAAATTTGATGCCTTCTCAGGCGATGATCTTTCAAATGTAGAAAGGGACTTAAAACGGTATGCTAATATAAATTTGAGGTCAGATCCTAAAACATTTAAATCGTACGAAACTGTTATCGATGAGTTATCTAAAAAGTGGAAAAATCTAGATGAAGTGTCTAAATCGGCTATATCTAAGGCCTTTGCAGGAGCAGAAAACGCTAATAATTTCCAAGCATTGATGAACAATCTTGATCAAGTAGATAAAAACTTAAAAGACATGGGTGATAGTGCTGGATATGCTCAAAAGAAAATGGATATTTTTGCAGATAGTCCAGAAGCAAAATTAAAATCTTTCCAACATGCAGTAGAAGATTTACACACTTCACTTGTATCAAGTTCTACTATAAATAAATCTTTACAAGGATTAACAAGTTTTATACAATCTTTAGATACAATAACAACATCTGCACCAAAATCTGGTATTGCATTAGCAGGAATAGGTACAGCAATGATATTAATAATAAAAAATGCTAAAATATTATCTGGATCAGGAATAATTACATTTTTTAAATTATTGCCTGTTGCTATGGCTGAAACTGGAGGTATGTCTGCATTATTGTCTACAAGTTTTACAGGACTAGCAGCAAGTATAAAAGCCGTAAGTTTAGCATTCTTAACCAATCCTATTACATGGATTATAGCTGCATTAGGTGTTGCAGGAGTAGCAATAATTAAACATATCCAACATCAGAAGGATTTAAAACAACAAACAGACAATTTAAAGCAATCGTATTCTGGATTAACCGAAGCAATGAAGGAGAATGATGTAGCAGGTATAAAATCTAACACATCAGATTTAAAGAAAACTCAAGAAAATTTGCAAAAATTAATAAAACAACGTAATGATATACAAGGACAAATGCAAGATCCCTCTTTTGGTATAAGCATAGCTGGTAAAAACATAGTTGGAAATAGTCCTGATTTAGATAAATTGGCAAAGGTAAATAATCAGATCAAAGAACAAGAAAAGGTTCTAAAAGATGCAGGATTAGCTTTTAATAGTACTACTGGTGAGATATATAAATACACAGAAGCAGAACAACAAATAGGTATTAATGACACTGTTGAAAAGATTTCCAAGACATCACAGGCAGAAATAAGCCATAAAGATAATATTATTTCATTGGGCAACGAATATAAAAAATTACAACAAATATCTGTTCCTAATGCAGAAATACAAGATAAAATGAGTACTATTGCCAATAAATTAAGTGGGGAAGTTTCTGGATTAGTTACGCAAAAAGATAAAGATGGTAATGTTACTATTAAAAATACAGGATTATTAAATGCGGAGATAGGTATACTTGGTAAAGAAGGCGTGTCAGTACAAGATTTGATAAAAATAAAACTGGATGCTAGTAAACAAGCACAAGATATCCAAGTTGGTGAAACTACTATGACATATCAACAAGCCACTGCAAGGATGAAGATACTACAAGAAGAAGCATATAATACAAAAGCTTTATATAGTATGCCAGGCTGGAGTAAGGAAACAAAAGATAGTGCCAAGAAAACTGCATCTGGTTATACGGATGCTGCATCTAAGATATCTAACAGTTTGTCTGAAGTAAATAAAATATATGAGGAAGCGAAAAAATCTATCGAAGATGATTCAAAAGCTGATGAGGATAACTCAGATGCTGAAGATGATAATAGTAAAGAAAAAGAAGATAATACAGATGCAACGGATGCAAATACACAGGCTACAAAACTTAATGAAGAAATGCAAAAAAGAGCAACTCAGGCAGTAAAAGAAGCTACTAATGTTATGAAAGCATATGAAGATGAAATTAATAAAGTACAATTAGCAATTAAGAATTATGATTATACTTTAGGTACAATGAATGATCATTCTAATGAATATATAGCCACTCTTGAAAAGAAGAAAAAAGCATTACAAGAGCAATTAGCTTTAACAAATAAAAATATAGCCGCTAATAATGCAAATGCAGCTTCATTAAAAAATATGGCAAATCAATATGCTGGCGTAAATTATACACTTAGTAGTACAGAAGGGTCTTCCTCTAGTAGTGGTGGTAGTGCAAGTGGTAAATATGCTAGTTATATAAATAAAGCGAGTGCAACATATGGAGTTCCAACTGCATTAATTCAAGCAATAATTCAACAAGAAAGTGGTTGGAATCCTAATGCTACATCTGGTGCTGGTGCAAAAGGTCTAATGCAGAAAATGGAAGGATATAATTTATACGATCCTTATAGTAATATAATGCAAGGTACTCAAGAATTAGCACAGGACTTAAAAGCACTTGGTGGTAATATATCTTTAGCTTTGGCCGCTTACAATGCCGGACTTGGTGCGGTAAAAAAATATGGTGGTATACCTCCTTATAAAGAGACACAACAATATGTACCATCTGTATTGGCTTTGTATAGGCAATATGGAGGTTCTGGTAGTTCTGCAAGTGGTTCAACTACTACCACAACAACAGGATTGGTATCAGGAGAAGATGCCGCTAACACAGCACAATCAGGATATGAGAGTTTATTGTCTCAGGTAGAAAGTTTACAACAATCAATCCCAGATTTAAAAGCTCAAATAGATCAAGTTGCATGGGCAGAATTAGAAGCTAAAGAGGGACAATTTGATGATAAGATTAATTCTTATGCTAAATTTATTGAAGCAGTAAAAACTAAAGCAGATATGTATAATGAAGGAAGCAAGGAAAAGGTTGAGTTTTTAAAGCAAGAATGGCAGGATATGAATGTTCAATATAGTGCATATAATGAGAAACAAAAATTCATAGAAAATCAAATGAGAACAGGTGGTTGGAATGCTAATTATATACAACAATTGCAGAGCCAATTAATCGAATTAAAAGCAACAGAGCAACAAGCTTTACAGACATTGCAACAGGCGTTTGATGATTGGATAACTGCTGATTATCAGGCAAAAACTCAGATTTATCAGGATAAATTAGATACTTTGCAACAGCAATATGATTTATTAGATACTAAAGATAAGGATAATTATCAGGGTAAATTAGATATTGCAAAAGAAGAGTTGGAACAGCAACTTAAAATAAAGGCAGCTAGAGAAGATGAATTAAGTTATGTTAAACAATTAATATCTAATGAAAAATATGGTACAACAAATCAAGTATGGTTAAAAGAACAGGATACAATAAATAAAGATTTATTAGATACTAATAAAAATATAGCTGATATTGAAAATACAATAGCTGATTTAGAATTATCAAATAAACTGAAATCATATGAAAATGACATAACTAATTTAAAAGCAAAGTTGCAAGAATTAGATAATGTGACTGATAAAGGATATAATGATAAGATTGATATCATTAATAAAATTATATCAGATGATGAAAAACAAAATGATATAATTTCGAAAAGAATTAAATTACTACAAGATGAAGCTAATAGGTTCGCAGATGGTTCAGAAGAAAAGATAGAATTATTAGATCAAGTAAATACTTTGGAACAAAAGCAAAATGATATACAGCAGGATAGAATAGATCAGTATAAGCAATTAGAAGAGCAGACAGAAAATCAGGTATTAGATTTAGTAGAAAAGCAAATTTATGGTGGGCAAACGAAACAAGAATTTGAAGATGCTGCAAAAGCCAGAGAAAATGCTATCGATGCTGAATTAAAAGCTATGGATAAGCAGGAACAAAATCTACAGGAGCAGGAGACTAGGGACAAAAATCTTCTTGATTTGGAAGAAGCAAGGGTAAAGCTTCAACAAGATCAGAATGAGAGAAATGTTCAGCAATTAACTCAGGATAAGAATGGTAATTGGAATTGGACTTATGTAGCAAATCAGACAACAGTAGATCAAGATGAAAAAGATTTAAGAGATAAACAGACATCTAATAATGATTGGGAGAGACAGACAGCTCAACAACATCAGCAAGATACATTAAATGATGAAAAAGAGCAATTAGAGCAAGAAGTCCAAATTAGGCAAGAGACAATGGATAGAATTAAACAGAATATTGAAGATGCCTTTAATGATCAGAAGGATTTGTTTTCTACTGGCCAAACAGATATAAATAAAATTGTAACAGATAGTTTATCACAGATGGAAAATTTATATGGTAGTACTTTTGGTAATATAACTAGTACAGTTTCTACGTCAGTACAATCGATATTATCTGATCTTGGTAAATTAAATCCTAATTTTGTAAATGCACAAAATGGTATAAATGGTGTAATTAATCCTACAGAAACGACAGGAGAAGGACACGTTGTATACGGTAGTGGTGCGGATTTAGCAAATGCTAAGAACATTTTAGGTAGTAATGGATATACCTATGTTGATATTAGTGATTCAAATTTTGATAAATCTAAAGCAGAATTAACATCTGATGATATATTACTTGGTGGAGCAGCAGTTACTCAAGGAATGGATCTAGGTTTAGGTACTAGGTTATGGGGACAAAATAGATATGATACACAACAGCAAATAGCTCAATATGGAATAAATCAAGGTGGAACATATGTAGTTGTTGGTTCAGGATCAGATTTAGCTAATGCCAAAACAGCATTTGGAGACAAATATCAATATATTGATATAGGAGATATGTCTGAAGAAGCTAGAAGTGGATTAAAATTACAAGGTGGAGATTTAGTTGTTGGAGGACAAGGTGTTACAGAAGGATTAAATCTAAATGGTGCAACTAGGTTATCAGGAACTAATAGACAAGAGACTGCAAATGCAATATTTGATTATGTGAGTGGAGAAGCAGCACAAAAGATAAAAATTTATGCTACTGGAGCAGACTATCAAAATGCTGTAAAAACACTTGATTCTAGTTTATATGATGTTATAGATACAGCTAGTAAGGAAGTTAGTAAAATACAATTGAATGCAGGAGATGTAGTAGTTGGTGGAGGACTTGCAAATCAATTACAAGGACAGATTCAACAATCAGGGGCAACAGCAATTTATGGTAAAGATAGAAATGCTACATTATCTGATTTAGAGAAATTTAAGCAACAACAATTAGGTACTCAGAAAAAATACGATCAATTAACTACCCAGCAGACAAATTTGTCTACAACCCAGCAGACAGTTATTGTAAAAGATTCACAGACAAAAGAATCTTATGCTATTAATGTAGGTGCAAATACTAATTTAGCAACTGTTACACAAAGTATGTCTAATATCAATGACGTCACTTATAATGGTATGGGACAAATGGTTGTAACAGTACAAGACAATGTAAATCAAGCAATAGATGCAATAAATCAATTATTGGCAGCACAAGCGGCAGCAGGAATAAGTCCAGGATCTTATTCTCCTACACAAGCTGGAAATGTAGATACTAGACCAGTTGTTTTTGCTAAAGGTTCAGATGCAGCTATATTAAAAGCACAATATGGAGATTCAATTAATATACAATATGGTACTGGGTTTAGTGGCCAAGCAGGTACTACTAGATATGATACAAATAAAACATATCAGGATTACTTAGCTACCAATTATGGTATTGTACCTAATAATAAGAATGTAGATTTAAGTAAATTTGATACAGGTGGATATACAGGTGATTGGGCAGGTGATAGTGGTAAATTAGCAGTATTACATAAAAAAGAGATGATATTGAATCCAAATGATACTGAGAATTTTATGATTTTGGTAAAGGCGTTGGAAGAAGCTAATACTGAACAATTGAATATGTCTCATAATATAGTGCCATTTACTGCATCGGATTTAAGCGGAAATATCAGTAATATATCAAATGATAATTCATCTACACAAGAAATAAATATAAATGTTGCTAAAGTTGAATTCCCAAATGCTACTAATAGTGATGATATAATAGATGCTTTTACCTATAAATTACCTGCGAAAGTGGTTAAGATGCAATAATATTTAAATAGAGTAGATAAATAAATATCTACTCTATAGTTTGTAATAAAGTATAATTAGACAAGATGTTAGTATATATTTACATTAAATGTATTTATAAAGGAATTTTGCTAAATGTTGATATAATATTAATATAATGTTAATATTATATTAAAAATTATACATTTAGGGAGATGCTGTATATGAACAAAAGAATAATGAAGATGATTGTATTAGTAGCAACTTTTTTATTTATAATGCCTTTTTATAAAGTTTCTGCACAATCTTCTAAATACTACAATGTTACTAGATTATCAGGACAAGATAGATATGAAACATCTTTTCATATTGCTAGTCAAGTTAATTCAGGAGTAGCAAATGGTATAATAATAGCTAGTGGCAAAAATTTTCCAGATTCATTGGTTGGTGCTCCACTTTCTAAAAAGTTAAATGCACCTATATTGCTTGTAGATGATTTTAATAGTGGACTAGCATATAAGAGCTTAGATTATATAAGTAAACATCTATCTGAAAATGGGACTATATATTTACTTGGTGGAGCAAGTTCAGTAGGTAACAATGTAGTCAATCAACTTCAACAATCAGGATATAGTAACATTAAAAGATTAGGAGGTACTGATAGGTTTAATACCAATAATATAATAGTTAATGAAATGAACGTTAAAACTGGTACTCCAGTAGTTATTGTAAATGGATTTAATTTTCCAGATGCTTTAAGTATATCAGGTATTGCAGCATCTAAGGGTTATCCAATATTTATGAGTAATGCTAATGATATACCACAATCTATAGTTGATAAAATATCCAGTATAAATCCATCTAAAGTTTATGTGATTGGTGGTACTGCTGTTTTAAGTGATAATGTTAAGAATAAACTAAAAAACAGCTTATCAGATATAGAAGATTCTGATATCGTTAGAATTAATGGTAAAGATAGATATGATACATCATTAAAGGTTGCTAAGTATTTTGAATTAGATTCTAAATATGTAATTTTATCTAATGGTAGAAATTTTCCAGATGCATTGTCAGGAAGTGCATTGGCTGCGAAATTGACTGCACCCATAATATTGACAGATGGAAAGAATGTAAGTAATCAAAAAAATTATATAGATTCTTCAGATTATAGTAACGTTATTATCCTAGGTGGACAAGGATCTGTATCCTCAAATGCAGAAAATAATTTTAATGGAATAAAATTAGATATTGGTGGAACTTTTAAAGGTGAAAAAATTATTGATTTAAAAACTATGGATATAAATAATGATGGGAAAATAGAAAATATGATACTTACTGATAATCCTAATGATAAGTATAATGTAAAATTATACTTACAAGATGCTTCAAATGGACAAATACTTGGATCAAAAGTTGTGGGAGATAGTTATTTTGGATATGGACAAATTATGTTAGCAGATATGACGGGAGATGGATTACCTGAGATAATATCCGTAGCTCAAGAAGGTGGCAATACTGGAAATGAAACTTGTGATGTTGAAACTGTGGAAGGGAATAATTTAACTAAAATAGATAATTACAATGATGGTGAGAATCCAAGATTAGAATCCAATATAAGTCAAGATAATGTTTCATTCCAATTAAATGGATATGATGAACTTGAACTAAATTCAAATAATTTCAATAAAAGTTATTCTATAGATTTAACAAACGATCAAGGTATGCAATCAGCTAAGGGAAATGGAATAGATGTACAACCATATATTTCAGATGGCCCAATATACAGTTTATATAATATAGATGGTAGTGGTATATCTGGATTGAAAATGTCTAGATATATATCAGGAAGTTGTCATGCTGATAGTTTGGGTGGATTTGATGCTTATTATAAATATGAAAATAGTGGTATGAAACTTACCAATATAGATTTTAATAGTAGATATCCTATGACACAGAACTAAGTATATTTTTGAAAATATGATAGTTATTAAGAAGGGAACTTATAGCGATATAGGTTCTCTTTTCTATACAAAAAATTGAGTAAAGGAAAGGAATGATAGCATGAAAAAAAGTGTACCTACTAAGATAAAAAGGATGCTAAATGGTAATAATCAGAAGTTATCTTATTTTGTTAAATGGTATGTGGATTCTGATAGAAGTAAAGAAAATTATGATAAAGAAATAAAGAGTAATTGTGCGGTGGAATATGATACGGCCATGTCAGATTGGTTGATGAGAGAAGATGTCCAGGAAGCAATCAAGGCATATTTAAAGAGTTCTAAAACACTAAAAATGTTAGATATTTACAACAGTATGTATAATAAAGCAACGAAAAAAGGTGATGTTAATTCTGCTAAATGGTGTGAAGATTTCTTTAAATCAGATTTCTTTGGAAATAGCGAAGATGAAATTGACAATTACTTAAATGGAATAAATATACCTGGACTGAAAGGAGATGATAAATAATGAATTTATCAATGGAAAGTGTTAAAAAAATAAAATATCTTTGGGAGGATGGAAATGAGATTGAATGGATACAAGCATTTATTAAGATAGTAGATAAAAATGCCAAATTAGTTCCTTTTATACTAACACCTGAACAAAGAAAATTTGTTGAAGGATTATGTAAATATATTATTGTACTCAAATCAAGACAGTTAGGATTAAGTGTTTGCACTGTTGCCCTATCAATAAGACAATGCATTGTATATCCTAATAGTAATTGTTTACTTGTTAGTCACGATCAAAAATCTTGTAATGCGATATTTGATAAATTAAAGCAGCAGTTTAATTCTCTACCAGATTGGTTGAAACCAAAAACAATAGCCAATAATAGAATGGAAATAAAAATGGAAAACGGTAGTAAAATAACTTGTGTATGTGCTGGGAACAAGGATATAGCTAGAGGTGATACACTGCATTTAGTACATCTATCTGAGTTTGCCTTTTGGAAAGATCCTAAAAGACAATTAAATTCTATTACTCAGGCATTAGCACCAGATGGAAAATTGATAATTGAAAGTACTGCAAATGGAATGAATTATTTTCATGATCTATATTTTCAAGCCAAAAATAATGAAAATAGCTATAAATCATTTTTCTTTAATTGGATTGATGGAAACACATTATTTAAAAAAGATTATACAAATAGTGTAGAGATATATAAAGCTAAAAATAATAATAAATTACTTGTGAATGAAGATTTAAATGATGAGGAAAAAGAATTAGTGAAATTAGGATCATCAATTGAGCAATTAATTTGGAGACGTCTCAAAATTGCTAGTGGAGGACTTGATGCTTTTCATATGGAATATCCAAGTCAAGATATTGAGGCCTTTATTTCAACTGGTCAGAACATTTTCTCAAACAAAAGGATTGTACAAATACAGAGATCTATTCATAAAAACAATTATATAAAGAAAGATAATATAACTGATTTGCCTAATGATTTAAAAAAATATTATGGCAGATCATTTTTTATTTATAAATTAAAGAAGCCAAATGTTAAATATTACATAGGTTGTGATCTTAGTGAAGGGGTTGGCCAGGATCATTCTGTATGTGAAGTATTCAATGAAGATGGTGAACAGGTAGCAGAATTTTACAATAATAAAATAAAACCATATCAGATGGCAGAAATAATTAATATATTAGGACTTTATTATAATAAAGCATTATTGAATATTGAACGTGCCAGTGGTGGTAATAGTGTTATAGAAAGATTAAGATATAACTTCAAATATATGAGAATATATAAACAGAAAATGTTTGATGAAAATAACAAGGTAATATCTAGGTTGGGATTTGATACTAATTCTAAAAGCAAAGGAATTATTATCAATGATTTTGTTGAAGCATTTGACGAAGGTCAAATAAAAATTAATTCTGTGAGAGTATTAGAGGAAATGCAGGTATTTCAAATTAATGATAATGGTTCTATGGGTGCGGTATCTGGACAACATGATGATTCTGTAATGGCAACAGCATTAGCGTTATATGCTATGAAGCATGGAGTAAATTATAGATGGTATTGAAAGGGATGATAATATGGATATAAATGAGTATATAAATAAAGTATATAATAATAATCCAGAATGGTTCATAGATGAGGTAAATCAAGGTTCTAATTTACAAAGAGTTAGTAGAGTTATAAGAAATAAGGAATATTTGCATGGAATACATAAGATAAAAGAGAAAAAAGATATGCAGTTTAAGGGTAAAACATATATAACTAAGAAGTTAATAATAAATGAAGCAAAGACAATATTAAATTTTCATAGTACATATTTATTAGGGAAACCGTTATCTCTAGTTGGAAGTGAGAATAAGGTAAAGGAATATCAGAACATCTATAGGAAAGGTAATTATAATGAAATTGATTTTGATATAATTGACAGCATAGGCAAATATGGAGATGCTTATGAATATTCATATTTAGATAAAGATAAGAATATATGTAGTAAATTAATTGATAGTGAATATTCATATCCTGTTATTACAGAAACAAATGAATATGTTGCATTTATAGAAAATTGGACTATAAATGGAATTGATTATTATAATGTATATTATCCAGATAAAGTTGATAGCTATAATAATGAAAATGAAAATATTAATTTGATATCAAGTAGTCCCAATGTAAGTGGATTACCTATACATTATCATAATAAAAATGATATTGATCCTAATTTTGGAGTATCATTGCTTTATGATATGATTCCAATATTAGATGAGCTTGAGGATTTATTATCTAAATTAGGAGATGGTATATATACTTTATCATTGTCTCCAATACCAACCGTTGTAGGGCAGCAATTAGAAGGCAGCATAGATAAAGATGCTGTTGGATATGCTGTGTCCCTTGAGATGGGTTCAGATATGAAATATGTTAATGCTAATATGGATTATTCAACTATCAAGATGTATTTAGATATAATTAATCAAAAACTTAATATGGTTGCTCATATGCCCTCAATTGTTGGTGGGAATACCAATATATCTAATGTAAGTGAAGTATCGTTAAAACTCCTATATCAATTAGCAGATGTATATTCTATGGTACAGGAGAAATGTATTAGAAAAGGATTAAGAGAAAGATTTAAAATATTTGATAAGCTATTAGCATTGAAGGGTATTACATTTAATGATGATGATTATGTATCTGTAGAATTTAATTATAGTAGACCTGTAAATGCTCAAGAGCTATTAGATGAGTTGAATGTCCAATATGGAATGGGTGCTATATCCAAGAAAACTATAATAGAGAAGAGTCCTATAACAACAGATGTATCACAGGAAATGGATAGATTAGCATCTGAGAGTAACAATAGTGGTAATGATACGGATAATCATGATAAGGTTAACGTAAACAATGTTGATAAGAGAATTGTTAACTGATATTAAATAATTGGTTAACTAATATTAAATTAAACTGACTAGTCAGTCAGTTTTTATAAGCACAAGATATTTCATAAGATAAAATAAATTTTAAAAAATATATGTAAAAAATTTGAAATAATTATTGACTTGAAATAAATGGAACAAGATTTATCAATGTAACACTTCACTTTAATAAATCAAAAGGGTAATAAGTATATAATTTGTTTTTAATATAGTTCAAATAGACTATACTGTAGACAAACCAATACAATATATTTATATTAGTTCGTTTAAAATGAATTTAAGAATTATTGAACTATAGTTTGCAAATATACTTGAACTTAAACGAACACTTTGCTATAATAAGTGTATAAAAAGATATTGTTTATTATAGTGGAGGGTTTTTATTATGAAGATAGGATATATAAGGGTATCAACAGTGGAACAGAACGAAGGTAGACAATACGAGGCTATGAAAAATTTGGGGATTGAGAAGTTCTTTGAAGAGAAAATCAGTGCTAAGGATATTAATAGACCTAGATTAAATGAAATGCTAGAGTTTGCTAGAAGTGGTGACACAATATATGTTAAAGATTTTAGTAGATTAGCGAGAAGTACAAAAGATTTATTAGATATAATAGATCTAGTAAATAATAAAGGAATAAAGTTAATAAGTTTAAAGGAAAACCTTGATACCACAACATCTACTGGCAAACTAATGGTTACAATGATAGGAGCTATATATCAATTTGAACGTGAAAATACGCTAGAAAGACAAAGAGAAGGTATAGCAATAGCAAAAAAAGAAGGGAAATACAAAGGTAGAAAAGAAATAGATTATCCTGAAAATTGGACAGAAGTTTATAATAAATATAAATGTAGAGAGTTAAAAGGAACTGAAGCGATGCAAGAATTAGGATTAAAGAAAACTACATTTTATAAATTAGTAAAAAAGTATGAAGGTAAGTAATACCTTCTATTTTTTATGCTATTTAATCCCCCTTTTCCTAAAAAATATGTTTAGTAAGGTATTTTTTTACCCACAGCAAAAATTCAATATTATATAAGAATCCTTAACTTAAACTTATACCATTAACAAGTTTAAGAGTATTTTTAAAATTTGTTGTATAATTCATATTTCGAAAAATATTAGACAAATTAGAAGGATTTTACTATATTTTCTAGAATTATAAACGATATATTAATAAAGTGTTAATATATATTTAAGAAGAAGGGGATTATCATGAATAATAAAAATGATTTTTATGATGATTTATACAAAAATCATAAATATGACGGAGTATATAAAAATGATTATTATAATAAGATAATGAAAAAAGATAAACATAAACCAGGTTCAGTATTAGTAGCTATAATCTGTATTATTTTTGGTGCATTAATATTTATCGGGATTCATGCTTTAATAATATCAGAAAATAACAATAACAATATAACATCTAATTTACAATCAGGTCAGGAAATTACTTTAAAAGATAGTATATGGGTATGTTCATCAAAAGACAATGTTGATAGATTAATAGACTATTCTAAAAATAAAAATCAAGATGCAATAAGTCAAATGGAAATTAATGGAGAAATGAAAACTATTGAATCAGGAGAGAAGGTTACGATAGATGATATTGGGTCAATAGTTAAGTTAAGAGATAGTAATGGAGATATTTGGTACACAGTATATGAATCTTTCAAAAATAATAATTGACTTTAATCTATATAATTGCAGTTATAGGGTAGTCAGTATTAAAGAAATGAGGCAGGATTACTATTATGAAAAAGACAAATGAAAGAAAACAATTAAAGTTGTTAATTATATTTTGTATTATTACTATATCGTTATTTATAACTAGAACACATTTTATTAATATAAATATGCCTTCAAATATTGCAATATATGTAATTATTATTCTTGGTTTAATAGTTATAGATTTTATTGTGCTAATCATGTTGTTATATTATTTTATTAGATATGATATAAAATTAGCATATAAAAGTATAAAGTGTTTTAAATTTAAAAATATATTATCTTGTATAAAAAATATGAAAAAAGGTACAATTATTAGTATATGTATTATATTTATCATATTATTAAGTACAGGCGGTTATTATCATACTAAAGCTAAAAAGGTTAATTTAAGTACGAAGACAGTAATGTTTAAGATACCTTTTAATAAATTGACAGAAGATGAAAAGGATAAATATTTATCGCTACAAGCAAATACTTATATTTATGATAAATTAAAAGCTCCATCAACTGCTGTGTTTTCAGATCCTAATAAATTACATCAAGAGAATGTAATACCAGGGAATCAATCTAATTCATATATTGTAATTGGATATGTGGATGCACAAAATTCTTTTGGGGCAATGGTGAGAAATAATTTTAGTGTTACTATACAAGTTAATGATAATAAATATGATAAAGAATTAAACGGTTATAATTGTAATGTCTTATCATATACCTCTGGTGATGAAATAGATCAATAATGATATAAGAAATATTTTTTAATAAAAAGAATAAACAAAGTTAAATAAAATTAATTTCAAATGGCATTCAGATTGAAGAATGTCATTTTTTCATGTCTAAAAATAAAAACCAAGAAAGGAAGTAGATATAAATGAACGTATTAGAAAGGTTAAAAATAGAATTAAATCATAAAGATTATTTTAAAGATGAGGAATATACGATGTATTTATCAGAAAATAAGTTAACTGCTACAGATACATATGATAAGGGTACTATGCAGCGTAATTTATTATTTACTATTATAGATATACTTGAAGCAGTAGGTAATGATATAGATTTAATGAGAAAGATTGAAGATCCAACAACTCAATTGAGTGTAGCAGAATGTTATAAATTATTAGAAGATAGAATACAGAAAATTAAAGATAGGATAGCAACTTTACCTGATCCAGACAGTGAAGACGATATTTCTAATATTTTTATGTTATTTACATCTGATAGATAGGGGGAGATGCTAAATGAATATATTATTGAATTTTTATAACACAGCATTAAAACGTATGGGGAAAACCTGTATTGTAAATAGTGATAAAAATAACATAATTCAAGGTATTTTTAAAGAGATAGATGATAAAAATAATTCTGAAGATCAAAAGTATTTTATAACCGCAACAACTTTAAAACAGGGAGATATTATAAATTATGAAGATATGAGTTATATAGTACTTACAAAAAATGAAAATATAAATGCTGTATATGATTTATACACAATAGAAAAATGTAATTATGATATTAATTTTGCCATAGACAATGTAATTTTCCCTGAGGTTAGTATAATAACAAATAAATCCTTAGATTTAGAAACTGGACAGTGGGTAATATTACCTGCAAATAAAATATTGATTACTGTACAAGCCAATAGTATAACTAATAATATAAAGGTAGCAGACAGATTTATTAAATTTAAACAGGCATGGTCTGTTGAGGGAGTAGACTATACTAAAAATGGTATTTTAGCCATACAAGCCAAACAAGACACAATACAAAGTGAAGACGATTTAATAAACGAGATTCCAGCAGGAGCAGAAAAATATAATCCTATAATTACTGCTACACCTAATCCACTAAATGTAAATATTAATAGTACGTCTCAAATTACTGCAACTGTTACTGTAAATGGAACAAATGTAGAAAACCCTATATTAATATATACATCTTCAAATAGTGATATTTGTACAGTAGATAATACTGGATTAGTTACTGGAATATCTGAAGGTAATACAAATATTAAAATATCTTATGTAGGATTAGATGATCAAATTTATACTCAAATAATAAATTGTATTGTATCAAATGAAAAACCGCAACATAATTATACTTTAGAAGTGATTCCGTATGATGATAGCTATTGGGATGATGATACTCATGAAAGTATAACAATAAGAGATGGAGATAGTTGTGAATTTAATGCTATATTAAAAGATAATAGTAATATAGTTGATAATGCTAAATTTGATTTTAATATTGATTATAATGGTAATGCTACAAATATATTAGAATTCAAGGTAGATAGTGATACTCAATGTACTGTTACAAATATAAAATATCCATATGTTGTATATTTAGAGTGCAAATATAGAGATGATAGTACTATAATAAATAGGATAAAAATCAATTTAAAAGCATTGTGGTAAAATTAATAAAATAAATAAGTTAGAAGATGAATAGTATACATTTAAAATATTATGTTAATTAAAATAAATGTAAACAAAAGCAGTAATTATATAAAATATGTAATTGTATATAATAAATTAAAATATACATATAATATGAATATCAATTAGCTAGGATAAAATAAGAATAATATATTATTGACAGGATAATTAAATGTGATATACAATACAGGTATATAAATGAATGGACTAAAATCAAATATATCACATCTAATTACACTATTTAAGTGGTTTTGTTTTATAAGCATCAAATTTCCCATGGAGTAAAGGGTATGGAGTTTGATAATGTATTTATAATAAACTGCAATGAGGAAATAATTCCACATGTAAATAGTATTCCAAAATCATTGGAAGAGGAAAGACGACTTTTCTATGTTGCAATTACAAGGGCTATAGATAATCTATATATATATTCAGTTGAAAATATATGTGGAAAACCAAAGGAAGCATCGAGGTTTTTAGATGAACTTTTTCCTAATAAATAA